ATTGAATACCCGCGTTCCTGCCGCAATACCGGATGCAACAAGCGACACCAGAATGTTATCGATGCTGGTTTGCGTCAGTGCGGTGCTTGTAAACGCGTCGGTAAATTCCCCACCACTTATATTGTCGAAGACATTAGCTGGGAATGTTGTGAGACTGGTGCAGTTATTCCACGCAAAACTGAAGTCAGTCCCTGCCGATGTGTCGATCAAGGGGAAGCTCGTTAGGCTGGTGCAGTTACGCCAAGTATTACTGAAATTAGTCCCCTCTGACGTGTCGATCAGAGGGAATGAAGTGAGGCTGGAGCAGTCGTACCAAGCCAAACCGAAATTAGTCCCCGCTGATGTGTCGATCAGAGGAAAGCTCGTGAGTTCCAACCAATTCCGCCAAAACTGTGTAAAGTCGGTCACAGCCCCATAGCTGGCCGTTGCACCTTCCCCTACAAAATAAGCCTCAGTCGCAGCCGCTTCCCCATCGCTCAAAGCCCCGTCGCGGATCAACTGCCCGACGATTGCATTGCCGGGGAAATACAGGCCATCCCTGCTGCCGATGTCATACGATCCCGCAGGTATAGTAACACCGTAGCTTGCAGTTCCTTGGTCCGTTGCCAGAACCGTCGTACCTGTAAACCCGCCCGTTGGCACCGTAACGGTCAGGCGGTCGTCAACTTTATCAACCGTGGCTCGGAAGGGATCAGTCTGGTATGTAAGACGTCTCGCAGTTGTGGTCTGAATTGCGTGATTGCTACGCCCTGACTTATCGCCAATATATCCAATCGGGTCTGCTGCCGCTGTAACAGCCGTGGTCCCGTCTGAAAGCTGGAACAGCGTGGAAATGTCGAAAGCTTCGTACCAAGCGCCCTGTTGACTGGCTGCAAACAGGCTCGCGGCGGAAAAGTCGCCGCCGCCGCCACGCAGTGTTGTCAGCCCAAGGCGACTGGAATTCAATCGGTTGCCATGAAACCGTGAAGAAAACCGCAACGTCATGTCATCAACGTGCAGACAATGCTGTTCCCAACAGGCTGGCCCGGTGCAACCAACCATAGTTTTTCGCCGTCTACCATTGTCAGATAAACCGTGCCTTTGGGGTCCAGTGGAAAGCCATCTGTTACTGCCAAAGCGGCCGGTCGGGTAGCACTCAAGATGTACCGGACCGGCGCCAGCGTTGGGTTATAAATCCCAATCGGAGTTTCCTCGGTAGCTGTATATTGCGCGGTGGTGGCGTGCCAATCGCTGGTGACAGTGAGTGGGGCAAAAGCCATGTAGCATTCCTTTTTGATTGGTGTTTCAGGTCAACAAAGCATCAGATGGGGTCACAAGACACACCCGGCTTCTGCAATGATCACTACGTCAGTGGCAGGCTCGCCCACAGCGTCGGCAGTGTCAGGATTGGCCCGCAGCCCATCGCGTAGTTCGGCCACCGGAGCAGACAGCGCGTCACACAGGACCGGCCTACTCGTCGGCAGTACATCGCAGGCGGTCAAGCCAAACATCGCCACAAGCCCTAGAATCATTTTGTGCATCGCCTATCCTTTCCTGAGTGGCCGCGTCTCGCTCCATCTGCTCAATATTGGCCCGCTGAGACGCATCCCGCGCCGCCAGCCACCATCCGGCCCCGAACACCAATACCAGCGCCACAGCCACAGCCCCGGCTAGAGCAAGTGTGATTGTACGTGTCATCTTTCACCCATCCCCAGCATAACCATGACCAAAAGAACCACGCACACGATACCGATCAGGACAACTACCCTGCCGACCCATGCGAGCGTGGTCGTCACTTGCCCCACCGGAACGCGACAGCCAGCAGTGCCGTGAGCGATGTGCCAAAGCCTGCAATCGCCCCGCCCACCGCGTAGAGGTTGAATGGCCGCAAGTCGAGCGCACCCGATATCACGTCAAATTCGGCCAGCCCTGATATAGACAGAACAGACCCTGCAAGCCCCAAAGCGTAGAACGCGCCCCGGCCTGCGGTCAGTTTGTTGATGCTCATTTCCGTGATCCTTTGAAAAATGCCGCGATACCAGCAATCAGCCCTGCCAGCCAATCGGGCGTTGGGGGCGTCACGTTGATAGGTTCCACATCGGGCCGGGCAAAGCCGTCCACCCATGACATAGACGTTGACCGCACTTCAGCGACACGGCGCGACCAGCCCTTTTTGAACGTAGGCCAGATTGACAGCCCTTGCATGAATTTCAAGCGGCTATCGTTTATGGTAGCGATGAGCGTCCTGACGTCCTTGCCTTCAATGGCACGCAATGTGATAGGCCCGATATCCCCGTCAGCGGTAACGCCAAGAGCGCGCTGCAAGTGCTGCGCCGCCCGCCTCGGCCCGCTGTTCACGGCAAAGTCTGCAACCGTATAGTCTAGACCAGAGGGCATAGCGTCCGCCTCAACCTTGTCCCAATAGAACCGCTTGTAGACCCTCACCGCGTCGGATTCGGTCAGCAGCTTAAGGTCTGTCACGTCAACGTCGCCGTCACCGTCCAGATCCATGCCCAAGCTGCGCAGCGTCCCAATGGTAACGCCTCTGTTGGTCGCACCGCCGGGGTCTCGCGGATGGTTAACGTATCCGCCCTCGTGTTTGAGAATGAGCCGGATGGCTCTGTCAGCATTTTGTCGCATGTTAGGTTCCTCCTATCCGCCATGGTAGCACATTTATTGAAACAATCCTAAGATCAACTCCTTGAAGAACGTAGCAGCCGACCACACCACAGTGCCGATTACACCTAGCAAAATCAACCCGCCTGTAACCATACTGCGAAAAGACGTGACAAGATTGATAACGGGTTCGATTTTGTCCAACCGCCGCAGCACATCAGTTTGCCCGAGCCGAATGACATTCAAGTCAGCAGAAACAGCCGACCGCGTCATTTCGGCATTGGCTCGGTCACGCGATACAATTTTAGCAATGGCATCGCTTTCCGCTTTTCGTTCCTTGCGGTCCTCGTCAAGCCGCTTTTCCATCCGTTCCAGAATAGCGGCCAGTGTGGCGATTGAATTAGCGTGCATTATGCTGCAACCTTTACTCTTTGGATTTCAATTTCACCAAGACGGCGGTGGATCGTAATGGCATGCAACTGTGCGCGGGCGGTGTAAGCATCACGGGCCGATGTCACGCGGATATTGCGCCTCTACAACAGGCGGCCGATTGCGCCGGGTGCGCGCGCAACCTCAAGCTCGATGTCACATCCCGTCTCCAGACTGCACGGCCCCGTCACCCGCAGCCGCGCACCTATCCTGACATCCGCAAACCGAGCGTTTGCGCGTTGCCTTGGTTGTTGGCGAACGTGGCCAGTCCGGTTGATCGGCTGAAATGCACACCAATTGATCCGGCAGTTGCATCGGTCGAAACGGTCGGCGCGGTGGCCAGCAATTCAATGCTGACCTTCGTGCTGTTCGGATTGCGATCCGTCGCCTGATCCGGCTCGGCTATAATGCCCCATGCCTGTGGGCGTGTGGCACCAGACCGCGCGTTCCTGATGTCCAAGCTGAACTGGTTTCCGATCGCGCCTGATCGCACTGCGACCACGCTCGCTACATCAATCTGAAACCACAGAACACCGTTGATGTGGTTGCTTTGTCCCGCATCCATCGTGAAATTCTTCGGATCAACGCCAGATGTGCCAATAAAGGGAATGTCCACCACAGCGCCCGAATAGGGTTCCAGCGCGCGCGCCTTGTTGCCTTCGACCCGACTGCCGTCCAGCGTGACATCCTGCGTCGTGCGCAAGATGCGGAAATCCGTTTCAGATGTACCTTCAGGCGAACATGTCACGGTGTTGTTCTGGACGGTCAAGCCTGTGACGTTGGACCCGCTGGGCACCTCGCAAAGCACCAGTGACGACACCAGCGCACCCATATCGCAGTTTTGAACCACAATCGGCAGTGCGCTTGTGGCCTCATGGCCGTATTCGATCACCACGCCATGCACCATCCGCCGCCCAGGATCGGCAGGGACGACATGGCGATCTGCGGCCGCTTTGAGGCTTTCGGAAAACCCGTCACGATACCGCATCCCGTCAACCAACGTGCCGCTTGCGCCTTTGTTGATGGCGGCCCCGTAATGGCAGATGCCAAACATGTCCAAGCCAAGACTTTTACTGTTTGTGCCGCGCGAGATTTCACCGCCGTAGGTGTTGACGCCCTTACTGTTGCGATAGCGCGTGTTGAGGGCCGACCCATGCCCGCCACAAACGGACTGACGCACCCCGCCCACGGCTGGCCAAAAGGCATCCCCCGTGTAGGTTTTGCCGCCCCCGATGCCTACGATGTTTTCGAAAACGCCATCAACAGTGTATCCTGTCGAGCCGCTAAAGTCACCGACCCGACGACACCGCCTGCCTGTAACCCTGCGCATAACCGGCTTGTGACATGTGATGAACGACCCGCCATATCCGGTGCCGTTGGACACACTGAAAGCGCGTGATATGTCGTCAACAACCACATCCTGCATCAACGGCTGAACACTGAATTTGCACTGCCAACCCGTTTCAGCAAAGCCAGTGATCGACCCGCCAACCATTTCGATGTCCCATGCGATGGACTGCATGCCCCGGAACGAGCGATCCCCCGCCGTCGCATCCAGCACCAGATCCCGCTTCAAATGGACGTTTTCCAAACGCGCCTTTTTGGGGCGGTAAAAGGACACTGTTGTTTTCCACTCAAAACTGTATGCGTCGCCGACCTCCAATCCCGCAGGCCACGCACCACGATCGTATGTGCCGCTCTCGTGCGTGACTGTGGACCCGTCGGTTGCGATGATATACCGCTCCTCTCCGGCTGCATCTCCGCTGGTGATCCTTAACAGAATGCGGTGGTCACGTTCGCTGCCAGCGGGCATGTCGCTCAAGGTGATGTTGTAGCCATCGGTGATCGCGGTGATGGTGCCGGTGGTGGCGTTGTTCGCCCGTGCATAATAGGCGAAGGACCCATCTAGCGTGACGACGTTGCCATCGACACGGTACACCGGCAAAACCTCCCCTTCTTTCCACCCGCCCCGATGGTCCGTATTGATCAGCCGCGTGCTTTGCATATGCGCATAGTCTCCCGCCTGCACGTTGGACGCGTCCGCCACCTCAAGCGCGCTGAACCCCGGCAGAAAATCAGCGGTGGCGCTGGTTTCAAGGAAAGGCGTGTTGTCGAACAGAAAAAACCGATCATCATCGAAATCGGCACCATCGCGCACCGTCTTGGTGCTTTTAACACGCCAATCCTTGAGCCGGATGTTACCGGTAAAGGCAACCGTGCCATTATGGGAATAGAACGTCTTGTCATCACCCACAATCTGGGCATCAACGGCGCACGCGTAGTCAACCAGCGCCTGAATGCCAGCGGTTTCATCGCCTGTTCCGGTCAGCCCCGCGTGACCCGGCCCAAGAACGCCAAAGTGCAACAAACCTGGCAGCCATGGCATTTCGGTCGATGATGGGTCAGACTGCCACACCGTATCTCCTGCTGTGATCTTCGTGCCAATCGCCCACCGCACACCCAGATCGACATACGCCTTGAGCCCCGAATAGGTCGAAAACTCAGTTTGACCAACGCCAGTGATTGCGCCACCTTCCAGCCGCCAGTTGGCCCCGTCACAGATCAGTGCCAGCCCGCGCGTGTTGGGCGTCAAGATCACATCGCTGCCGCGCAAATACGCCTCGTCATTGCCCAATGTCGGATCGTGTTTCAGGATGATGGTTTTACCTGACGCTGCGACCAGTTTCAGTGTGTCGCCGTTGATGCCACCTGTGATGGACGTCACAATCGCCGTGGACCCGGTACAGGTCAGGGACAGGTGCGTGCCCATGCTGGCATCGATCACGCCGCCCGTGACATCCACCGAATTTGCAGCCCCATACGAGTGCACACCCGTCGTGACGGTGCGCGGAAACTCCCAGCGAATTTCGCCATTCAACGGATCAAAAAGGATGCGATAGGTTTCACTGTCTGCCGACTGGAAGTCCAAGGCGAAACGCCCAGAAGCTTTCCTGAACTGCATGAACGGAGTGTCATCTGTGCCGGTCGATTGTGACACGAAGCGGCGGGCAATCGTCATGAGCGTTTGCTCAATTTCTGCCTCGTCCTTCATGCCATTGATAGCGTCGTAATTACCGGCCCATTGGAACTGGCCTTGATCCCCTCCAGCCAAGAAACTGACACTTAGACCGGGACACGTGCCGACCAGTGTTTTGGGTTTGGTGCCGTGGTTTTCCTCGTCGCAAACGACCTGCATCCGGGCACCGTCGATGTTTGCGGACGTTTCCAGCTCAAGGTAGCTGCCGCCGAACACCTGCATGGTGCCGGTGTTGCACCTAAAGATACCATTGTCGCCATACGGATTGATGATCTGCACTTCATTGCGCGAGTAGTTTTCGATGCCAATCGGGTTTTGGATGACTGGAACGTCGCCATCGATCCCAGCACCGTTGAACACATGGGGTGCGATGATGAAAACCTTGCCTGCACCAGGACCGATCAGGATCGGACGCCGATGCCAACCGGGCGATGCATCATTGATGTGCAGATCGTAAGCGTTGATGAAGAACCCGACACCCTGACGCGCACTTTGCGGGTCAGTGCGAATACGCTCATAGCTGCGGAACCCATGCACGCGGCAATTGTCCATCTCTCCCTTTGCGAATACCTGACCTGTCGTGCCGGTGGCCGGACCAGTTGCCCTGAACACGGTCCAACGCGCATCGTCCGCTGCCCCAACAGCCTCAAAGTCGGTGTCGCCAACCTCTTTGATAACATACTGCACGCCTTCGACCATTTGCGAGGCGGGAAGCTCTTCGGTGAAGGCGATGTCGTATCCTGCGCCCTGCCGTTGGCCGATGTTGCCGATGTAAATGTTCGCATCCTTGCATCGCCCAAAGATGATCCCAGAACTTAGGTTTGCCATGTCACGTCCCGGCACATGAATGCACGCATTTCGGACGTTAATCTTCATCATCGCATCCGTGACGCCAAGGGTCGATGCCGGTGCGCGGACGAGGTTCATGCTTTTGAAATCGACGTGGAAACCCATGACCTCGGGATCGCCGCCGATCTCGGCGACATCATAGGCGTTCAGCCTTGTGGTCACCTCTACCGGACCACTGTGACACACCGTGATATCGGGCGATTTTTGATAGTCCGTGACCGTGGGCTTATAGACAGAAACAAGATCTGCGAAGGCCTTGTTGAAGGTCTCCGAAGTCGTAGGGCTGCCCCATGCACCTATGTGGATATTGCCGTGAACAGGCAACACGTACAGCTTGACGCCTCCTGCCGTGGTGACGTGGTGATCGGTGGCGCTCTGTGCCGCCACCTTATAGACAAACAGTTCCTTACGGGTCTCGATGATCGCCCCGACTTCAATCGCGCCATCGCCGCTGTAGCTTCGTGCCGTGTCCTCCAAAAGCAACTCAACCGAAGGGAAGTTCAGCAACAGCGTAGTAAGCTGATCTGCGGTGGAGGCAACAGCCACTGCCGCTGCCGCCTCGGCATCATCGACGGCGGTTGCCAGCGCTACCACGTTCAGCGCGCCAGTGATCCGCGCTGCCTCAGTGATGTCAACCACTTCAATCTGCGCCACGGCAGTCCGGTGATCGGCGGTGTATGTATGCACATAGGGGCGAACGTAAATCGTTGTGGCCGCAAGGGCCTGATCCACTGTCGCCAAAGCACCCGGGTTGACTGCAAATGTACTGTCGAAATGCCAGCGCCCGTCTGCAATGCGAAGAACCTTGCCTTCCAGCACTGTAACGCCCAGACCTGCGAATGCAGCATCCATCCGCTGAAGAACCAAGCGCACCGTGCTGCCTGCGGGGTCTAAACCGTCAGACAATCGCTGCACATAGGCATGGGCGCGGTAAATCCGACCTGGCTGCACGGCAAAGGCCTCGCGGCTGGCAATCGTGACCGCAACGTCATCCACAATCGCCGCCATGCCCAGCCCGACCACGGTATCCGTTGTGACCCCTGCAGTCGCAGTGATAGAAGGCAGTCCAGCCGGTGCACCTGTTGTCAGTGTCGAAAAAGACGCAGCTTTTTCGCCGGGGCGAATTGCCGTTCCGCCAACAAGGTCCACCATCGCGGTCGTCAGTGCAGCATCAGCGGCGGCGCGCGCCGCAGTCTCTGTTGCAAGATCAGATGCAACGCTCAGTGCATCTGTAAATCCTGTGGGCAAATCAGACGTCTTAACCCACGTGGCTGTCTGGTATTGGTAAACACCATTGTTGCTTGCTGTACCGTCTCTGAGAACAAAGCCCGTATCCAAATTGGCAGGGGATGTGGAGTTCAGGTTTGCAAGAGTATCCTCGAAATACAACGCACCATTTAGGGCGGATTGCACTTCCATCTCCTCCAGCTTCTTGCGCAGTTCAGCATTAACCACACGATGATTAGCGTCTACAGGAGACCCCTGCAATATCGCCAGAAGACTGTTAGCTACTACCATTTGGAGCCTCTTTCGGTGATTATGTTATAACTGCGGTATCGGGACCGCTTGCAGTGCCAGCAACATTTGATCCGTTAATCGGGACGGACCAGAAGTAATACGTTCCTGCCGAAAGCCCTGCGTCTGTAAAGTCGTCAGAAACGTTAGCGCCTGCAACGATGGTCTCGACCAGTGTGGCATCATCAAAAACGGTCGTGGTGCCACGGTATATTTCGACCTTGAACTGATTGACGTCGTTGGCCGTTGTAAACGTCACCTTGCTGGAACCAGTGCCGTCAGATGCTGCGAACGCTACCAGCGCGGCAGGGGCTGTTGGGTTGGCCGTGGCGGTCAGCGTGGCGATTGCTGGGGTGTCACGCTCATCGGACCAGACCGTCGCTCTGCCGCCATTTGTGGCGGTCTGCCAGGAGACTTTATACTCAACGCCATCCGAGACGATAGCCGAGTAGGCAAGCTCGGCGTCCATGTCGGTAATAAAATACTCGTAGACAGGCGCACCCGCCGTCGGCGTGTATCGGAACCGAAAGAACCGGTCAATGTTGGCAGGGGCATCAAATGACGCTTCGAAACGAACACCTGCGCCAGCAGCAGTCAAGACTGGCACCGCGGAAATTGAGACGTTCGCAGCCACGACAAGCGCATTGTCGATGTTGAGATTTGGCGTCAAAACCGGCGGCGCACCCTCTTCGCCAGCGCCCAGCGTCCACCTATCTGTTGCCAGCGGCACAGCGGCAAAACGGCACAGCATTCCGCTGGCGTCCTCTTCGACGCTCGTTGCCACCTCGTAGACGCCATCAAACTGGTCATCGTAGTTAAGCGTGATCGCCCGTTCGCCTTTGGCCAAGACACCTTTGATCGTCGTGCCCAAAGCAATCCGCCGCGCAGGGCCGACGCGCTCGCCGTATGCCTTGGCAATGCGCACCGCCTGATTGTGGTCTTGGCATCCGGTAACGCTGATGACTGCGTAGTTAGGCTCGCGCGTCCCATCGTAAAACCGGGTGTTGCGCCACGGTGCAGACTGCTGTTTTGTGTATCCGTGATCGGGGCTGATGTATTCGCAGATAACCCCATCGAGCGGTGTTTCCCCGTCGTCGGTAGTCCTCAAAACAGCGCTCAGAACATCGCGGCCGCCGTCAAACGTGATCGTCGGTGCCTGATAGTATCCGCCAACGATGAACGCTCGTCCCTGATCGTCATAGGCAACAAAGCCGTCACACGAATCGAGGATTTCAGCTTCGCAATCCGCGCGTTCTCGGCTGTCAGAAAACGCCACGCCGCAGCGATACAGGGGAACGGCAACAGCAGCACGGTTCAGGACCGTCGTGTCAAAGATATTGGCCCAAGTTGTGATATTGGCCCAGTTGATTGACGCCATGGTCTTGCCACGACCTCGCGCATTGGTGCGAAACCATGCCCAGACAATCGCCGGATTTCCGTTGCTGGCCGTCCAAGTTGACGGAACATCAATATCATGATCCTCATTGCGAGGGTCATACATGCGCTCAAAGTTGCCGACCACGACCACAGCAGGCTCACCCACTCCGATCACACCGCGCCAGCGATAAGCGTTGTTGCGATACTGAGGCGCAATCGCTCGACCCCGAATGATCGAAAAGCAAACGCCAGCGCCACGAAAATTGGACGGCAGATTGGGGAATGCAGTTGTGAAAGCCGATGGCATTGCGCCAAACGCCGCAGAACTGGACGGCGTCACGGTGTAGATGCGCCAGTACGGCACCCGCGTACCGGCGCCCTCGTATTGTGCGCCGTCGTCGTTCAGGCAGAAGTCATCGGTAAGAACGTCGCCAGCGATAAAGCCATCACTGCCGTCGCTCAATTCAACCTGAATTCCGTCCAGAATATACTCAGGTGCGCCGTTCAATTCCGCATCGGCATGTGCCACGATAAACCAGAAATTACCGTCCTCATCAAACTCCATGAATGGTCCGGCATCGCCGCCAAGGGCAACTCTCCCGCCCGCAATCCACCGTTCCGCATTTTCAAGTCTTGTGCTGACCCTGGCATCCTCAATCCTTGGCGCCCTGGGTCTTGTCAGGGCGCCGATGGCAAGGTTGACACCGATGTTGAGTAGTATGCCGCCAAGCGGTCCGCCAAAGAAGGTGCCTATTGAAACGCCAGCCGTGAAGAAAGCGCTTGCGCCGGTAATGCCAGCGCCGAGCACCCCACCACTAAGCCCGAATTGCAAGCCATAGAATAGTGATACAATTGGCGCAGCCTCTGCCTGCACTGGCATTGAAAGGGCAGTGCAGATTAGCAGCAAAGCGCGAATTTTCATATTGCCCACTCCTCCAGAACCTTGGCACGGGTTTCAATCAGGCCCTGACCCTCAAACATAAATCCGACACGACGGTCAAAAACGATACCGGCGACCTCATATGCGCCCATCTGACACACCACCACAGCGCCGTCATGCGCCGCACGCGCACTGGTGGCGATGCCTGCCAAGGCCATGCCGTGACGCATCAAGCCCAAGACGCCACCGTGCGCGGCGTATATCGCCTGTGCGCCTGCCTCGTCGCTGTACGTGCCGCGCCAAGGTGCGGCGGGGTCCACTCCGGTCGTTTGTCGGACGTGGTTGCAGACAGACATAATGCAGTCCGTTTCGCCCCACACGAATTTTGTGCGCTGCCAAAGAAGGCGAGTTTCATATGCCTTCAATGGTCAACGTCCTTCGTGAATTGGATGAAACCATTGAGCAAAAACTATCGCCGGTTACGCCAAGAAGCCGCGCGCGTTCGATCTGCGCCGTGTCGGTATATGTGCCTAGTGGCCTGCGTGATCGACCAACTTCGTCAGTTCGCATCATCACCGATGCAGAGTAAACCTTTTGCGAATTGCCAACTGTGCCCTGTACTGAATCCGAAAACTCGATCAGCTTCATGGTGAGCTGATAATTAAACCGCAACGCTGTGCTGGGTCGCAGACCTTCGCCTTTCTTTATGATGGTGTGATAACACGTCATGGCGCGATCAATAGCCAAGTCCTGATCGGCCTTTAGCGCCGTCCATGTCGTGCGGTCCAGATATGGCAAACCGAAGGTGTATCGAGGGCTGGTGCCGTCGCGGACAGTTTGCACATTCGGCGCAGTGTGATAATCGTTCCCGTCAGCGTCGATTGTGCCCAGCCATTCGTATCCGCCAGCCTGCAATGGCCCAACGCCATGCCACAGCCGCACTGGATACCCGTCAAAGTCATAGAAAAAGCATCGGCGCACTGCCGCGCGGATATCGTGCGAATCCGTGGCAGTGCCCAAGGCTTCAAGAAGTTCGACCTTGAATGTCATACGATGGCCTCCGCAAATCGCGCAGAATTGAACGCCATGTGGCGACCGCTTGTAAAGTTGCTCATGACCTCGCGGGCGTTGCGGCACGTGACCATCGCAGTCGGGCGGTACAGCATGGTGTTGGATGTGGTCAGCGCACGGCGAAGCGGAGGTTCGACCGTCACAGTCGCGACGTCTGCTGCGTCATAAGCAATATCCATGACCATGTGCGCGAAGCTGAAACCGTCGACGTAGAAGCCGATCACATGACCGATCTTGAGAATTTCGCCGACGTCAGCAAGGTTTGCCGTGAATGTTGACGCGCCCTTTAATGCTGCCGCTGCAATAGGCGACGACGGGCCCCAAGCCCAGTTTTCATCTGTGGCCCATGGCTGCGAATTGGCCCAAGGGATGCCGTTGTCCACATCAGCGGCTGTGATTGAGGAAGCCTTGACAAGTTGCACGGTGTTGTAAAGTCCAATCCGCATAACGTTTCCGTTCAGTATCCGGCTAATAGTCCAAGACGCATCTATGTTTGCCTCTTCAGTTGCAAATGGAGCGAAGTTCATGAAAAGCTCAAACCGCCCACCAGGCTCTGGGCTTTCAACCGACACACCACCCGTTGTCAGGCCCGCTTGGATTGACGTTCCACCCGCCCGGAACACCTGATCTATGGGCGCGCAATTCCGTCGCCAGTCGTATATCGTCGGAACGTAGGCCATTACACCATTGCCCCGCTGACCGCGTACTCGCGCTGGTAGCCCCCAAAGTTTTGCTCAACGGTTTTAACAGCACCGCCCATAATGGCAGGCGCGGCCTGCTGGATGGCTTGCGCGATCTGTGCAGCAACGCCCTCTTGCGCGCCTCTCGCGTCGATGTTGATTACTGTTCCAGAACGCTGACCTCCGCCCATTTGCTTTGCGGTTTGAACGCGCGAGGTAACTAGCGCACCGGACGGAGTTGCCTTGACCTTTTCCATTCCATGCTCACCAACAATCCCGGTTGAGCCCATCGGGATTGTTCCACCTTCGTCGAAGAAGCCTGAAAAAGCGTTCATAATCAAGCCACCAATGGAAGAAACCGCCGAACCACCGGAGGCTATAATATTCTTGTTTGCAATCGCAAGGGCCATTTGTTTGATTACGTCCAAGAGAACATCCCTTAAGTCGCCCGTCCCTTCGATTAACCTGTCGATTGCGCTAGCGCCAGCGCTTTCGAACGACTTCCAGACATTGGAAGCCTCACCGATTGAAGCTACATTCTTGTCAAATGCTTCTTGAGCCAGACCATAGGCACGTGCCGCGTCTGTCGCGGTGATGTGGCCTGCTTCCATTGCCTCATTGATGGTGGCTTGGGCGACAGTAAGTCGTTGTGTCGCGGCGATTACAGGGTCTAGAGACGCCATAAGCGAATCATATGCGGCCCGCGTCTGGTCTACGGAGGCAGATGGGCCTGCGCTGGTACGGCCACTCGTTATGGGGGCAGAAAGCGCGTTTAGCCGTTGCCTCTCTCTCGCTGCCACATTAGCATGATATCGTGGATCGCGCGGGTCAAACAGAACCTCGCCGCCACTGCCTCGCCCTGCAGTGAAAGACGGCATTGACATCAGACGGCTAGCGGCAGCCACAGCGATACCCAACTTCGCGGCAAGCTGCGCTGCGGATGATGTAGCCGCCGCAAAGCTGATCTGACCTGACGCAATGGCAAGATTTGTCGCTTCAGTCGAAGCAGCAAGAATCTGTTCGTAAAGAATCCGCGTCGGGCCGCCCATTCCAGCAACGCCGTTTGACGCTTCAAAGACATATCTTGCCATGTCCTGAAGCTTAATTGCTTGTTCGGCAAAGCTGTCTAACTGGCCAACGGCGCGGATTTCATTTGCAAAGATGTTAAGTTTGTCAACGTCCAATGCTGTGGCAAGAGATTCAGCGCCAGCCGTTGAGTCGGCCAAACCGTCAATCATGGAATTGAAGTCAGCAACCGCCAATTCGTTTTGCGCTTCCATCACGGCGAGTATGGTTTCGGCCAGCGCACCGTATTCTTCGCGCAATTCAGACAGCGCCGGAATAGCGGAGTAGGTTGCTTTGCTCTGTGACGCTATGGCATTCGTTAGTTCTCTGGAAGTATTCGCTGCATCACCCGCAGACTCTGCGATTCTTTCTTCGAGGGCTGCCACTTCTGCTGACACTCCGGCTAGCGCTTGCGCCTGTGCCTCAACGTCTCGTAAAAGAGCCTGTTCACGAGGACGCCGGTTGCGGCCAGATAAGGTGCTTTCAGTCTGGAACAGTTGCAGCGCAGCTTCTGCTGCAGCCAATGTGGCCTTTGCTTCGTCAAGTCGCGCCTTCGCCATATCGCGCGAATCTTGGATTCCAGTCTCAGTTGAGACGTTCAACAGGCCAAGTTCGGTCCTCAACCGTTCCTGTGCCTCGGTTGCCAGATCGACAGCTTCACCCTGTGAATTGTAGGCACGATATAGTAGCGTTATCCCTGTAGCAATAGCCACAAGGGGGATGGCATTCATGGCGAATGCAAGTGCGCCAGAAGCCACCGTTGCGACACCTAAACCCGTGGTCAGTCCATAAAGCCCGATGATCGCGCCGTGCAAAGAACTGGCTGCCAAGACCCCGACGCTAATGACAAGAAAGTCTATGTTGTCGACCAGCAGAGACAGGGCACGAACCCCCATTTCAGCGGCTGAAAACATGGCCGCCCCGATTGACCGAATGGACGAAACAAAACGCGGGTCTGAAACCGTCTCGATCAAGCCTTCTACAGCGAGCCGCAAACCATCTGAGGCCTCACTACCGATTTCAAACACGTCACCCCAGGCATCGCCGAGCGACTTCAACGCACCGCCCAATGTGTTTCGCGCGGCCTCTGCTGATCCGCCGAATTGTTTTTCAAGTTCATTCAGGACAATGTTTTGTGCACCTGCGATGTCGTTAACCTCGACCATCGCCTTGACCATGTCTTTTTGCGCCTCGGTGAACTGAATACCAGACTCGGAAAGCGCAGTCATGCCTAAAACTGGATCGTTAAGCGCCTTGCCGACCTGCAGCGCAGCCGAAGAAAGGTCTTTTTTCATGGCCGTGGCGACGTCCTGAATGGCCACAGTTGCCCGGTCAAACGTGACTCCCTGAACGTTGGTGAATGTCAACAGCAGAGCCTGCATGGCGGATGTGGACTCGTCGCCGAAATTTGTCACTCGCTGCAGAGCAGAAGCGTGGTCGTTGAGCTGTTCCGCAGACCGGCCAGCCGCTCCACCCGTAGAGGCAATAGCAGAAGCGAGCTGTGCTTGAGCATTGTCTGACTTTACCGTTGCGTCAACAAACCTCTGGAACGACATCCCTGCCGCGAGTGTCGCTCCAAGTGCCAGCAGCGCGGCGCCTGCCTTAGCTGCCATTCCGCCCATCGAGCGAAACTCGCCTCCAAGGCGATTGACTCTAGGCGATGCGTCAGAAGCTTCCTTACCCGTTTTGTTAAATGCCTGTCCTGTCTTGCTGGTGGCGTCTGATGCCCCACCCGCCTTCTTCTTCACACCGTCGAGTGCCTCTTCGGCTTTCTTGCCGCCAGACGTCATGCCTGTGGGATCAATCTTAAGCCGAAGTCCTGCCATGGTGATCCCTTTCTGCGTTGTCCATCGCCATTACCATTTTAACTAATTGCCCTTTTTCAATCGGGCACGTTTGGCCTAGCCATTCGGAGTAGTTTGAAATTGCCAAGAACGGGATTATACCTTCTTGGCGCGATCCGCGCAGGTGGTGAAATGCCTGCCAATAGAACCAGCTGGACGGAGTCACTCGCTCTTCTAATTCCGGCGCTTGCTTATGCTCTAGATAGTCTATTTCCTCTTGGGAATACTTCATTGACCATAGAAGCGCCGCCGTCAGTTTTTTACTGTTTCTTCATCGTCCAGCGCCAGCATTTTGCCGGACTCTATGCATTCTGATTCGAAGTCTGACAGCGCCTTGACAATCTCAGGAACGCCGCGAAGTTCAGCCAAGTCCACCAGACTGGTTCGATTGCACGTTATGTCACACGTGATATCCTCGTCGTTGAAAACTTGTATGTTTGACCGCCATCCGATAACACAGTGGTCGTATATCGCGCAAAGGCGATTTCGTACGGTGCTTGCAGCAAGCTTGACATCGGCGGCGATGTACTCGTCGTCGTCTTCAATCTTTGCAAGTTTGCGCAGCGCCACCCGGTGCTGCTGCATCGCCTTTTCAATCGCCATAACGAACGGGCCATTGATAGCGCCAGCCGCCCTAGCGTCGATCTCAATGAAGCATTCCACATCACCCGGCCCCAGCCATTGAGGCAGAACTGCGCGAAACTCGACTGTCGGAATCTCACGTTTTTGGAGTCTTAGTACCACGGGCATTTTCCTTCCCGGCTATGTCGGGCTTTTCAGACAAGTTCATCTCGTCTGCTTCTGCCTCGGTGATGGTGTCGCCTTGTGCGAACGACTTTTCAACGCCTTTGATGACGCCGACAAACTGCCTGCGCGCGATCATGATATTGCACGCGTGACGGTCACAACAGCGCCGCTGTCCGTGTCGTATTGGGGGTGGATAATGACGTTTTGCATGGCGGCGGCACCGGTCATATCGAGGCTTGCGGTAGCGAAATGACACAAGGGGAAAACCAGCGTGTACTTTTGGCCGGTGACAGACCCAAGCGGGACAGTCACAGAAAACGCGGTGTGTCGTGCACGAACAGCATTGTATATTGCGAGGAAGTTTGCCTCGATATACATGTTTGCCGTCAGCACCGGAAGGAAGTCGCCCCTCGTGATTCCGCAAAGATCGTTGCTTTGGATTTTCGGTTGCAGGTCTCTGTTCTCAAACGCAAAGTTGATTTCGAGAGATTGCATGCAATCCAAAGTGTACCCGTTGAACACGATTGTTCCGACATCTGCCCCCGAGGAAAGAGGGTCGACCACGGTCGGGTCAGTGTAGGTTGCTCCGGTAATCGCCGTGGTTGTGGCGTCGTCTGACGCGCGACCTGCCAGCGCGAAACGGACGTTGGCGGGTGTCCGCGCAGCAAGGTTCAATGTCCCGCTCAGGGCTTCGATTCCACGAAAGCGCATCATGGTTGATGTGCCGCCGACGCCAGCGGGCAGCGTGTTTTCGTTGGCGAATGTTTTCTCAAGCTTGCCGTCCTTTAGAACGTCAGATGCCCATGCCCCTTGAAGCAGGGTTTCCATAACGGTATCGTAGACGCCGTATTTCAGGGTGTCCTCAAGCTCGCCGGTCACGTCGATGCCGTTAACACCTCGACCAATGCGTCCGCCTTTTGCAATGAGGGATCGTCCCTCGATGGTCTGCGTGGCACCTACCATGCGTAGCGGCGCATGAAGTGTAGTAAACCCTGGCGTTGCCGGTATTGTTGAAATAGTCGCTTCCGCAACGATTGCGGATCGGAGTTGGGATGATGCTGCGCCGGACATAGTGGTGATCTCCTATCGTGTTTCGTATCTGACAAACGGGCAGATGACATTGGTTATTTGGAATGGCGGGTCGGCAAAGTCGGCAGAGATATAGGGGTGCCTGTTGTCGTTCATTTCCGGAGGGCTGAACCGGAGGAATGCGTCAGCTGTTGTTGTGATAGCCACGCCGTCGTCGTCCAGAGTTTTTTCAAAGAACATGCCAGCAATAGTTTCAGCGTAGCTGCGCCACGCTGCCGAACCTTTACCGCCCTCAGTGAAGACCTGAAACGTGACCAAGCCCAGATGGTCGATTCTGTTCGCTACTCGGCCAATGCTCCCCTGCATCACTGCACCGCTGGTAATCGCCATTCGGACGGAATTGAAAACGGGCTCGAACTTTTGTCCGTCCCGGCCCCACGGAGTTGTCGCCCCCCATTGAGCGGTAAAGTAAGCCTCGATTGCGGCACGTTCTGTTTGGTAACTCATGGCTCTGACATACCACTCCAAATCTGCTCAAGCTCTGCAACTGTCATAGCGAGCACACCGGATGGAGCTTGTTTTGACCAACCGTTTTCTAGTCGAAGCGCGTATGGCAGGTTGTTCTGCAGATATATCATCGGGAAACCCTGCGAGGCAGCGAAACTGGCGATTGATCCGCTATTGCGGCCAGCGAACGCCCCGAGGCTCTCCGTTGTGTCGTCTGTTGGATTGCCTATGCTGAGAAGCCAATTTGCGCGAAAGAAGCCGCCGACATGCGGCCGGGGGTTTTTCCAAGTGCTGGGATCAGCTACTGGGCTCTTTTCTGTTACGCGAGCCAGCCCCTCGGTAAGGACGTAAACCATCGCATCCCGAACGCCGCCCTGCATCTCCAACCATTCTGCGTCCAGCTCTGACGCAAAGTCCTGAGTTTCGCGGTTGGTCACAGCGCAGGCTCCTCAAGTTTTGATCTCGGGATGATGCGAACAACCTCAACACACCTACAAAACGTGGTCTGCTCGATTGGTGCGCCAAGCGATCTGTCGCCGGGGTAAAGCGCTCTTGAGCCATCCGGAAGCGAGTAGGCTGTCTCGGCTCCGCGAACTACTGTTCCGTCCATTTCCACATGGTCTGGCCTAGTTATTTTGTCGCGTCCTGATACCCAGGTCCGCTCAAGTTGTTCGTCAAGGACTGCACCGCTATCAATAAGTTCTCGAAAACCATCGTTCTGCCCAGCCCTGAGCGATGTTAGCGTATTATCATGCGCGATCTGTGTTGCGCGGTTTGCCAGCAATCTAGAGTTATGCCGGTTCGATATGATGTCAATGTCCGCCTTGGACAGAGCGCGTCCCTCGTTGATTGCGTCGCGGACTCGTTTATCGTACCGGCGATCAGTAGTCGAATAGCGGGGCTTCATCACACCTGTCTTACGATCCTTGATGAAGTACTTTCTGATCAGGTCCTTGTCACCAAGCATCTCACGGACGCGCGCAGCCTGAGCAGCTCTCTGGTCGTCAAGACCCATAATCCCGCCGGTTCGAAGCCCTGTCCGCTTGTCCATAAGGCCGACCAACTCGGTGGCCAGCTTTCTTGTCGGGATGCCCTCGTTTACAGCGCGAACAACAGCTGATCGAACACCATCGGCCGTTGATTGTATTAGGTATTGCGTCAAGTCGGCCGTTACTGCCTGCACCGCCGCAACGGCACGAGGATTGCCGCCAAAGCCGAATTGCCCTCTTAGGGCAACTGGTATGGATGCAGCAACCGATGCCCCGCCTTGGATATACGCAGATCGCACAACCTCGGTAACAGGGAAAAGTGTCTGTGCGTTTATCCCAAGAATCTGCGCAGCTAATACCAAGTCTCGCGCGTCGAGCGCTCTAATTAAGGCATCCTTATCAACAGATGTGGCCGCTGTTTGCAGCGCAAGTATGAAAGCATCCCGAACTTTTGGCTCAAGCGTTTTGGCCAGTGCAGCAATTCTTCTTTCCTGAGCTGTTGGTCTGCGAGCCACTTAAAACGCCTTACCGTGCGATGACGAAAAACAGCGAACCCGCTGCAACGATATCCTGAACCTGCATAACGATTCTCGTTCGACCTGCAAAGACCAAACTATCGTTTTCCTTGGCACTTGTCATGCCCTCAAGCAGTATCAATTCGTCAGCAGGGCCGACGATGTAGTCAGGAAACACGTCTGATTTGGGCGTTATAGTATCCACTACCGCACGTCCTGCTTGATCTGGTGTGGTCGTTTCGTATGCCCCCGTCGTGGTGTTATACACGCCATCAACAGTTCTCGTAAGTGTGGCGGCATGAATAGCGTCTGTTAGCTCCAAGGCGACATCATCAAACGCCTCTTTAGCATTCTCTGCAATCGTCACCATCAGAGAATCACCACCATTGAATGCTCAGGCTCCGGACCGACGAAAAGGTTGATCGGGGGATGCTGTGCGCCCACGATTCTGACGTGGATAGATGCTCCCCTGTTCAGCGCCTCCAGCTCCTTCTGGGTTGGTTGCCATGCTGTCGTCATTGTCGGCGTCCCTGGTCCGTTGACCGGACAGTCAATTTGCTCAAGGCGCAAAGGCAGACCCAGATATCCCTGTGCTTTGCCAATGCGGTGCGTGACGCCTTCTATGGTAGCAATCATCATTACCTATCTCCATGCCCAAGACGCTGAGGATCCAGGCTCAACGCGATCAAGAAGCGGTGCCATGATACCATCGAGAAAGCCAAATTTCTTTTCGATGGACGTTCCGCCTTCGTAACTCGTTGTGGTGCTAACAGGACCAGCCTTAACAGTCTTTGATGCCACTGATCCGGACAAAGCAGAGTCCTCAGAAAGGCGGCTTGAAATGGC